CTTCTGTCCAGCCTCATCGTTGTCGTACATAAGAATTACTTCATCGAAGCTTCGGAGGTATTCCCGTTGGGCTAGGATAGTCTTCTTAGCAGTAGCACCGTTAGGCACTGAGACTACAGGCCAGATAGTACCTTTACTAGCGTAAGCAGTAGCAACAGCCATAGCATCAAACTCACCTTCAGTAATAACAATGCGCCTACCGTTGGAAGGAAATATATTTTGACCGAACAACCCTACGTCTTTAAAGTCTCCTATAGTCGAGAATTGTTTTGGTAACTCTCGTACTTTGTACGCAACCAGTTCAGTGCCTCGATAATAAGGATAGAGATAAGAGCAAACGTTCCCGTCACTATCATACTCAGAGAGAACTCCGAAATGCTCTGCCACGGTTTTGGTAATGTGCCGTTCGCGGCAACCACGACTAACCAAATTGTTGGCCCGATAAAGGCCATTAGAAGGTTTAGAATTATTAACTGCAAGTGCAACCACTTCATTTTCCTTTCCTATATTATGTGTATAATGTTGACATACGTAACAGTACGCATGGTCATCATCGTAAACGGCGTTGCCATCTGATGAGCCACACTTACTGCATTCAGTTTTATAAAGTTCCTGAGACATCTTCTTCTAAAACCTTTCTTAGAATAGATAAAAAACCTTCAGCCACAAGCATCTCAAGTTCTTGACCAGTAGCTTTTAGGGTAATAATAGCTGAGCCATCATTTTCTTCGGTTACTTCTGTGATTTCTATCATGCCCACCTCTCAGCGTTAACAATATCCTTATGTCGTTTAGGATCGAAGCCTAAGCCTAGGTGAGAGCTTCGTATACGTTTCTCTGCTTGTTTATTAACGTAGTCCTCTCGGAATAGAGCATCTCGAATATATATCTCCCGCATCTCATAAGCGTTAAGCTGACCTGGGGTTGGGAGGCTATATAGTAAACGACCTTCAACATCATCAACAGTAAGCTCGCAGAAGTCACCTGAACCTGTATATTGTTTCCAATCAGGTTGAGCGAACTTCTTAGAGCCTACGTAGATGCGTCCAGTAGATTTCTCTTTTATTTCGTAGATAAAACCTGAGTGATGGGGATCTACCAAATCTTTATTCGGCAAAACCCAATGACCGTAATCACCATCATTCACTTCGTCAACAACGTAATCGTCTCTCTGGTATGTTTCAAAAGCTACGTACCAACGTTTACCGTCGCGGGTACAAAGGGTTAACGGCCCTTCCCACCCACGTTTTAGTTTGAGAGACTTGTATAAACTTTCTTTGCACCAAATAAAACCTTCCGAAGAAGATAACTTACGCTCTCCCTTCTTAGGTTGGGGGGCAGTATTAACTTTTAAAAGGTCGTATCGGATGAATGTGTAATCACCCATTTCAAATGTCCTAGATGTCATAGCCTAATAGCTTTCCGATTTTCTCTACATCAATCTTTCGGTCGTAAAAATCACCGAAACCAATGTTGAACCAATCTTTTTCGTTACGTTTAATATGAATCAAATGACCAACGAATGTTAATACATCTTCATAATCTTTACTGAATCTCTCTTTATACTCTTTAATAACCAAGTCACGCCACTCATTAGTAGAGCTAAGTAACTTCGCCGCTGTCTTAGGCCCTACCCTATGGAGGCCCTTAATGTTATCCGTAGAATCACCCGTGAGTAATTGGGAGTAGTAATTAAAGTCAGCTTCCTTCTGGGTAAGGCTGAATTGTTCAGACTTATCTGGATTATAATAGTTGAATGGATCGCAGAATAAATCTTTGTCAATAGCTACAACGATAAAATCATCTTCATTATGACGACACTCATGGGCTGCGGAGCGAACTAAATCATCCGCTTCACACCCATCAGATTGAATACCGACTTCCTCTTCCTCAAGCATAGCGTATAACTCGGGGACTATCGAGGCGGGGTCAGCTTTAGGCCGATTAGCTTTGTATAAAGGGAAATCTACTGACCGGAAGTTCTCTACACCTTTGAGATAGATATGGAGTTCATCCGACCAGAGATCGTCCTTAATGTAGTTCAATTTACTATTGAACTTCTCGAAGGCTTCATCAACGGTTACTACGTTGAAACAAGCCTTATATACAATGCTATCAGCATCAATTAAGAGTTGAGTCATTTCCAACGACTCTTAAGGTCTGATAATGCTACGTAGTAAAAAGAAAATACCATATAACAGTAAGCCCCAACTAAAGCCCAATCAAATAATGAGAAGGTCATTGTAGAAGTTTGTTCAATAAAGTAAGGTACCATCCAAGCTAATGAAATGGTAACTAATAGAATTGAAATAGTTAAACGTTTAGGCATATTATAGTTCCTTATTTTGAGTAAATGAAACAGAAAACATTTCAGGTTCTTCAGGGGCATATTTAATTTTACGCCACTCCATTTTTAATTCCCAGTTTCTCATGTCAGGTTTCATGGACATTCGTTCTGCCCACTTCTTTCCTGCATCTTCATCTGTGAATAAACGGTTGATATAAGAGTTAAATGATTTATCTCTACCCATCAATGTGTCTCCGCTAAGTTATTACCGACTGCATAGTCTCCGGACATAATAGTTACACCAAGTATTTTAGGCGCTTCCGTTAAACCTTCAACAAGTATCTCACCAAGTTTATTAGCGTGTTCTTTCTTACAGCTATATTGAAACTCATCGTGATACATGAGACGGGGTTCGCATTCAATCCCTTCTTCTGCTATTCGTTTCTTAATGTAACCAATAGCAATCTTCATAGTAGCAGCTTCGGCTGATTGGAGAAGGTAATTAAGTGTTTGGTAAGGCTCCCTTACATAAACACGTTGACCACCTAGACCCCGAATAAAGCCTTGGCCCCCAAGATGTTTAGCACGTTTAAACTGTTCCTCAAGCCGCCCCTTAAGTTGGGCTAACCCTGGAATAGCTTTGGCGTACTTATCTTTGGATTCATTACCAACCTCAGGATTCATAACTCCAGTAATGTAAAGACCTAACTTACCAGCACCAGCACCGAAGAGATAAGCGTAAATCCATCTCTTAGCTGCGGCCCTAGAGCAACCTAGGATATCAGCGTTCTTCTGATGAACATCACCATTAAGGACTTCATTAGTAAAGTCGGCGTCCCCAATGTAATGAGCGAGAACCCTAAACTGATTACCAGCAGAGTCAGCACCTACGACTACATGGCCTTCCTCTGGAAGAAACAATGCACGCATACGCTTTCCCCATTCTTCAGTCGCGCCAGGAAGGTTGGCGATAACCTCATGCCTCCATCGGAATGTAGGTGTTCCAATATTCCAAGCCCTTCCGTGTAATCTTGTACAACCACGTTCATCAGTGACAGAATCTCTGATCCATCCTTGTGTAATGCTAAGGCGTGATCTAAGAGTAGTCCAGTCATCGATACTTCTGCCGATGTCTCCAAGCTTTTCCAGACTGGAACTAGTGAGCTTAGGACCTGTTCGTTGAAAATCACCGGAAGGAAGTCGCTTGACGTTCCAATCATCTGGTTCCCATCCAATTCCATATAGATATTCCTTTACCTGTTCTAGATTTCCTAATCTCGTTTTGACTTTACGAGTTCTTCTAAACTCGACATTAGGACTAATAGGAGGGTCATCGAGAAGAGCATCGTTAGGAGTAATATTCCTATCAAAGTATTCACTAAGAATCCTACAAGTCGCTGCAGTATATTCCCCATTCTTTTTATACTTAGCTGTCTTAGGGGTTTTATCAATGATTTCAATATGTTCTCCTAGTTGAGGCTCAACAAGTTCTTCGATGGTTGCCATTGCTACTTGAAGTTCTTCAACAAGCTTCACTGCCCTATCATAATCAAAACGCCAACCGCTTACTCGGGTAGCCGCTTCAAACTCTGCCGCGTCATGTTCGGCGCGAAGATATTTGGGGTATTGAGAGTGTTCAGCTGATATAGCTGATACTTCTCGCATTAATACTTTGAAGACCTTAACGTTAAGCGCAACATCTTGTTCGCAATACTCTAACATACGCTTTGAGTATCGTTCCCAATCATCAAACTTAAGCTTAGCGTCTTCAAGCTTAGCACCCCAAGCTGCGAGACCGTGTTTGTGACCTCGGAAGTAATTATTAGTCTGACTCATAGTCCAGGTGTCGTAGATCTTCTGGGAATCTTTTGGTTCCCAGTTGAATAACTTCTTTAAGACTACATTGTCAAACCCAATAATGTTGTGACCGATAATAGAATCTGCCTCAGAAAGTAGCTTAAGACCTCCATACAAAGAGCCAAGCTCAGGGTCATAATCGGAATAACGATAGATGGCGCCACTATCAACATCAATAGCAACCAAACACCAAATAACCGTAGGGTCCAACCCATCACATTCAATATCATAACATAACCTCATTCCTTATCCTTTCTAGAATGTTCTAGTGCCGCCAAAATATCTTCCGGTTCTGGCACCGTAACTTCTGGTGGGTTACTGCAGGTAGGGCAAGTGCGTGTGCCTAAAGCGATCCGCATAGATATGAATTGCTTTCGACAACGAGAACACTTGAACCTAATAAATGGTTCTCCAAGGAAGTCAAGTTCTGTCTGCATGACCTGCCTCTTCAAACCGAAGGTAACACTCTGGTACGAACATACCGTGCCCTCCTGCTTTCTCCCATTCAACTATGGTAGACCATTTGTCATCGAATAAAACGTTAGGTTTATTATTGCGATGGGTAGCGTAAGCAATCTTATCTTTACCACTATCAACTACAATGATGTCACCCACTTCAAATCCGATTCGACGTAGGGCTTCAACCTTATTTACGCTGGCAACGTGTTTAATCCCAGCGTTAGGCCAATGGTCTCCAACTGCGGTGAGTACTTTGACACGACCTTTAGGGTAAATGTCGTACATCTCCTTGAAGTAAGTGTAGTACTTAGCGTTAGGGGATTCTAAGAAAATCTCTTTAATCTTCTCATGAAATATGGCTTCAGTATCCTCACGGTCATACCCTAGCGGGATGTCGTTATCGACCATCCACTTAGCGAAGTCTTGTAGGGGTCCGTCGCCATCAATATAAATCATCTTCTAATCCTTTCTTATAGCTTACTGCTACATCATTCATAGTATTTATAATATGCTCATGCAATTCTTCATCCATACCCATTTCTAAGTTACCGTTTTCAATACTTAAATATAAGTTACCCTCAGCGTAATGGTATAAGAGTACTTCAGTTAAGGTTAATAACGCTAGGAACTTAGGTATTTCGTTGTCGCTTTCATTAAATAACTTTGAAAAGTTTTGATGAAAGTATATTGAGATTACATAGTATAAGTCGGCTTGTTCGTTGGCCGCTTTAACTTCTTCTGATTCCTCTTTTTGGGGGAACATAATTATATTTTCATCTGACATAAAAGTCCTTTTGGGGATGACTAATAAGCCATCCCCGTTAGAATTATTTTTAGAAGTCCTCTTCAGAACTAGCAGCTTCACTTTCTACAGCATCAAAGTCTACTGAAGAACTCGCTTGATATTCTACGAGGTCAGTCACTTGTACTGCTGAAAGCATTACACCAATCCCTTTACGCCCTTGAACATCGTAAGGGTACGTGAAGAGTTTGACATTACAACCAGTTCCATTACCAATCTTAGAAGCGTCAAACGCCTTCTTAGAGGTATCGACCACTTCGGGCGCGCCATTATCGTCACCCTTGCGGTTCTTTGCTTTACGTTTCAAGTTGAAAGCTACAGTACCATCATCTTGAGGCTTAGCTTTCACACCTAACTCAGTAAGTTTAGTGTAAGCTTCTGAGCCTTCCTCAGCGCGTACTTGCAACTCATACTGCTCAGTCCCAAATGGGGCTACAGGCTTCATCAGCTTAGGCCAGTATGCTTTAACGTCTTTAATAATCATTACTTTTGATTCGCTCATTTTGATTCTCCATCAGTGTTATAGTTAGTTTTTTCAATAGTACTCACTAAGCGATCTAAGTACCACTTAGCTTTACGGGCGTCTTGTATCTTGAGGTCTTTCTTACCGAGCCTCATTAAATACTTGTAGGCTTGCCCGAGAAGATGTGCTTCTACACCTTCAAAACCTTCAAGCATATACTCCATGCAATCCATATACTCATAACCTGGAATGATATCTTTGTAGTGAGCAGGGTTCACATGGTCGTCAACAGTCTTAGTCATAAGATAGTCTCCTTCAGTATCCTTATAGGGCCTTATACTACTCAAAGTCGCTTGAGTCAGCTGCATAATCGTCATCTTCTTTAATATCTTCTAGAATAGACCATATTTCTTGATTGAAATTACAGCCACTTAAAGAGAG